GATTTATTTATTTATGTCCCTTCTTCAATTGCTAAATTTTATGTACAAGCATTAGGAGGATTTGCTAGTAATGGATTAGGAGCAAATGGTGTAAACAATATGGGTACACAATGGTGGAACAATGGATCATTAACTGTTAATGGTGTTAAAATATTTGTTTCTCCGGGCATGTCTGATAATCAAATGATTGCCGCTCAGAGAAGTAACTTATTCTTCGGAACAGGATTGTTAAGCGATCACAACGAAGTAAAAGTCATTGACATGCAAGACATAGATGGTAGTCAAAACGTCCGCATGATTATGCGTTTCACAAGTGGATGTGCCATTGGCTTCGGCTCTGACATAGTCTATTACTCTTAATAAATTTTTAACCATAGAAGTGGGTAGGTGGTATAAGTCTATCTACCCTTTTCTATTTAAACACAAAAAATATGGCATGTAACGTATCAAAAGGAAGAGTATTACCATGTAAAGGAGCGTATGGGGGAATCAAATCAGCTTACTTTTTTACACTTGGAGGATTGGGTGGTTTAACATATACAGATGGTAAAATTACTGCAATTAGTGGTAGTCCAACATTTTATGAGTATGATGTTAAAAACACATCTTCACTAGAAACTACAATTAATAGTTCAAGGGAAACAGGAACAACTTTTTATGAGCAAACCCTTAATTTAACTTTGACATATCTTGACAATGATACTCAAGAACAAATTAAATTACTTGCTTGGGATCGTCCTAGTGTTGTGGTAGAGGACTATTATAATAACTTTTTCGTATGTGGATTAGACAACGGAATGGAATTAAATTCGGGTACTATTGGGACAGGAACACAACCTGCCGATTTAAGCGGATTTACAATGACCTTTGTAGGTCAAGAAGTTGATCCCGCAATTTTTATTACAGGATCATTAGTTACAGGAGCAACTCAAGGAACAAAAATTGATCCTACGAGTGCAGTATCTCCTTAAATAATTGTTTTCTTCTGATAAAGCATCTCTTTAATAAGGGGGTGCTTTTTTTTGTTTTATTTTTATAGGTAGAATACCTATGTCCAATTTTTAACTTTTTTCAAATGCAAGAATTACGCAATCAAATTCAAATTTTAGAATCTAAATTAACAGGTAATATGTTTAACGATATGGAAATAAAAGATAAAATTCATAATTTAAAAATGAAATTAAATGGCTCTAAACCTAGTTCCTCAGAAATAGATTGTGTAGGGTGCGGATCATAAAACAAAAACTTCTTTTTTTTGCGTTATATAGGTATGATTGTATTAACAACATCATCAAGTGCGCAAACAATAAAGGTTATACCTAGAAATTATTCTTTAACAAGTTTTACAATGGTTATCAGAGATGATTCAACAAACACAAGTGTAACATACAATATCACAAGTGTAAGTTCAAGTGGTAATTATAGAACTTTTCAAAACACATTTAGTCCTGTTTTGGTATCTAATCACTTTTATGACATGACATTAAGTAGTGGCACAGATGTGATTTTTAAAGATAAAATATTTTGTACTGATCAAACCATTAACCAAGTATATAATGATTACTACAACATTAATGAAGGACAATATACGTCAGATGATTCCTTTAATAACGAATATATAGTTATATGAAACGAAAAAAAGCATTGCCAAATGGAATAAATGTCAGTCCTAGCATTGGGTTTGTAAATTTATCAACTTATACTTCACCTGAGATTGTAGAAGTAAAAAGCAAAAAGTGGGTAGGGTATGGTGTTGATAATAATTATTTTGAATTTCTTATAGATAGGTATAATGGTAGTCCAACAAACAACGCTGCTATAAATGGTATATCACAACAGATTTACGGGAAAGGATTAGGTGCAACAAATGCAAATAAAAAGCCAAATGAATATGCTCAAATGGTCTCCATGTTTGGTAAAGATTGTGTGCGTAAACTATGCTATGATCTTAAATTAATGGGTCAATGTGCTGCACAAATTATTTATTCAAAAGATAGAAAAAAAATAGTTAAAGTAGAGCATTTTCCAATTGAAACATTAAGGGCAGAAAAAGCTAATTCAAAAGGTGAAGTACCTGCTTATTATTATTATAAAGATTGGAAAAACATAAAGCCAAGTGATGATCCTTTAAGGATACCTGCATTTGGTATGTCAAAAGAACCAATTGAAATATTTTATATTAAACCATATAGGGCAGGTTTTTATTATTACTCTCCTGTAGACTATCAAGGATGCATTCAATATTGTGAATTAGAAGAAGAAATATCTAACTATCATTTAAATAATATTATGCATGGATTGAGTCCTTCCATGCTTATTAATTTTAATAATGGCATTCCAAATCAAGAGGAAAGAGAACTTTTAGAATCTAAAATTGCTGCAAAATTTAGTGGAACAAGCAATGCAGGTAAATTTATTTTAGCATTTAATGACAATAAGGAAGCAGCAGCAGATGTTACGCCTGTTCAGTTGTCAGATGCCCACAATCAGTATCAATTTTTAAGTTCTGAATCAACTGAAAAAATACTTGTAGGTCATAGAATTGTCTCCCCCATGTTAATGGGTATTAAAAATAATAGTGGTTTGGGTAATAATGCGGATGAAATAAAGACTGCATCGTTACTTATGGATAATACAGTTATTAGACCATTCCAAGAACTTTTAATTGATGCATTTGATCAAATACTTGCCTACAATAGTATTGCATTAAATCTTTATTTTATCACTTTACAACCTTTAGAATTTACAGAAGTAGACACAGATTTACAGGATAAAGAAGATATTGAAGAAGAAACAGGTTTACAAATGTCAAAGATTAGTTTAAAACAAATTGATGGTCAAACTGTATATGAAACTAAAGAAGAAGCTGAAGAAGTAGCAGAAGCATTAGGATGCAAAGGTTCGCATGAACATGAGGAAGATGGGAAGATTTGGCACATGCCATGTAAAGATCATAGTGAAGCAATAAACCTAAAAGAACCTTGTCAAGCAGGGTATGAAATGATAGGTATGAAAACTAAGAACGGTAGAAAAGTTCCTAATTGTGTACCTATAAAAGCAAAAGAAGAAATACCTAAATTAAGTGAAGAACAAGGAGAATTAATTTTAGAGCATTTAAAAGGTGAAGTTGTAAATGATGAGTGGATTATTACAGATGTTAGAGATGTTTTAGATGAAAATGTTTCAGATGAAGAATGGGTAAATGCTTGTCTTATAAACAAAGAAACAACTTTAAATAAAATAAGAAAAATAGTAGGATTATCTGAACCTATAAAATCTAAAAACAAAGGAAGTTCTTATAGTGATTTAGATAGTAAAAACTATAAAATTCGTTATCAATATTATCAAAAATCTAAAGCAAAATCTATACAAAAAGATGCTGATGGTAAACGTAAAAGCAGTTACAAAACAAGAGATTTTTGTAAAAAAATGATGGATTTATCAAAAAGTGGTATTGTGTATACTATTGAAGATATTGATAAGGCTAGTAGAGCAGGTATTAATGGTCAATTTAGCCCTGCAGGTAAAACTACTTATGATTTATTTAAATACAAGGGTGGTTGTTATTGTAGACATGCGTGGAAGCAAATTTTGTATAGAAGAAAAAAAGGTGCTGAAGTAAGTGAAAATTTAAAAAATTACAGAAGAACAGGAACAATTCCTAAAAGTTACATAAGGAATCCTTTTGGAAGTAAAGATGCAAAAAAAGCAACTTTTGATTTACCTAATCATGGTTCACTAAAATATAAATACTAATGGCTACAAAACTATTTATTAACAGGACTGATTTAGTCAGAAATTCAATAATGGATGGAAATGTTGACACAGACAAATTCATACAATTTATTAAGATAGCACAAGAAATAACTATTCAGAATTATCTAGGAACTAAGTTATACGATAAAATTACTGCTCTTATTCCAACAGATATTGATTTACCTGCTAATGCTGATTATAAAACACTTTTAAACGAGTATATACAACCTATGTTAATACATTGGGCGCAAGTTGATTATTATCCTTATGCTGCATATCAATTACGTAACGGAGGGATATATAAACATACTGCTGAAAATTCAGAATCAGTTAGTAAAAATGAAATTGATTTTTTAGTAGAAAAAGAAAGAACACATGCGGAGTGGTACACAAGAAGATTTATAGACTTTATGTCTTTTAATCAATCAAAATATCCTGAATATACCACAAACACAAATGATGATATTTATCCTAGTTATGACGCAACTTTTAACGGATGGGTACTGTAAGTTATAAACCAAAAGCAGAGAATATTAAGAAATTAAAAAAGTTTTTATTAAAACTAAAAAAGAATGGCTAGTCTATTTAATCAACAAATATCGCAAACTTATCAAGGGTTGTTAAAAACAACAGGCAATGGTGTATTAACATCATCACTTGCTCAAATAACAGATGGGAGTGGGAATGGATCTAAGTTATATTTAAGCACTAGCAAAATAAACTTTTATAATGAATACGAATTTCCAACAACTGATGGTTCAGCCAATCAAGTTTTAAAAACTGATGGAAATGGTGTTTTAACTTGGGAAAACGATAGTGTTGCAAGTACATTAAATTTTTCGGGTAGTACAAGCGGAACAGGATCAGTAGCTTTAAATACTCAAACTTTAGCTTTTACAGGAACTGCAAATCAAATAACTGCAACTGCAAGTTCACAAGCTATAACTTTTGCTTTTCCTAGTGGTGGGGTTACTTTACCTAATGGTTCAGTAGCTACAACACAAAGTGCTAGTGATAATTCTACAAAGGTTGCAACAACTGCTTATGTAGAAGCGGCAGTAGCTGCAGGTGGAACAGGGAATGTAAATGTTAGTGGTACTCCAAGTGCTAACCAAATTGCCATTTGGACAAATGCGACTACTATAAAAGGTATGTCAACTTTGACTATTGACACAAACGGAAAAATTACATTAACACAATCTGCTACAAATTATAATATTGGTGGGGGTAATTTAGCTAGTGTTAGCGGAACATTTAACACAGGTTTTGGTGAAGATAATCTAAACGATATTACAAGTGGTTTAAGAAATACTGCCTTTGGTTATCAAACTTTGAAAGACTTAACTATTGGAACAGATAATGTTGCAGTAGGTTATACTGCTTTAACTGATGCAACAGAAGCGGTAGAATGTATTGCCGTAGGTAGTAATGCATTGAGTAATGTTACAACGGGTCATTTTAATATCGGTATTGGTCATACTGCAGGGAGTCAAATAACAACAAGCACAAGAAATACTTTAGTTGGTAGGAGTGCAGGAAGTGCATTAGATACAGTTAGTTCGGGTGGTTATAATACTTTTATAGGTTATCATTCGGGGTTATCCGTTACAAGTGGAGCAAAAAATGTAATACTTGGTTCAAATACAGGAAGTACAATAGCCACATCTAGCAACAATATTATCATTTCTGATGGTGATGGTAATAATAGATTACAATTTGCAAGTACGGGTGCAGCTACTTTTGCCACAAATTCAAACAGTAGTATTGTAAATCATTTTACAAATTCTGACACAACAGATGCATCTACAAGAAACACCATTGAATTAACTGCGGGTAATAGATTTTTACAATTACAAGCATATAACGCTGACCACGTTTATTTAAATAGGTCTAGTGGTTCTGATTTATATTTTCAACTTAATGGTGCAACTCAACAGATTTTTAAATCGGGGGGTCAAGTTGAATTTAAAGGCTATCTTAGTGTAGAACCTGCGGTATCGGCAGGG